CCGAGGACTGGAATAAGTTCCTGACACGGAACTATTCAAAACTCCTCCACGTTGCCAAACGATGGACGGATGACCCGACCGACCTTGTGCACCACGTTTATCTGCGCTGCGTAGATAAGAGATATATGGAAAACCCCTTCGGGTACTTTGTGAAGGCTATGTACTTCGAAGCGACACGCGGAAAATTTAAGGAACTCTATAAAACAAACGATAATGAACCCCAAGAACAAGCAACCGAAACCGACTGGAGCAAAGCCCTGCAGCGAGAACAACTCCAACTCATTCTCGACCGTCTCAGCTGGTTCGACAGAACAGTATTCGGACTATATCTCAGCGGATGGAATATGGCTGAAATATCTAGACGGTCTGGCATTGGAGAATCAACCTTATATCGCTCACTACACCTCACCCGAAAAACCTTAAAGAATGTTCTTCGTAACCGGACAGAAGAGGAGTGACCGCCTCGCCATTTGCCAAGGCTGCGAACACTTTGTACAATCCACGAAGTCCTGCGGCCCCCTGGTAACGGAAGCCTTCACCGACTCCAAATTGTGCGGCTGCCATATGCCCACGAAGACGCGGTTAAAGGTAGCCTCTTGTCCTCTGGATAAATGGGAAGCGGAGATAAGCGCGGAACTCCTGGACAAGATCCGCGAACTCATCGAGAACCCTAAAGACGCAACGAACGGAGACCTCGCCGAACTGTATTCCAAAGCCACCGGAACAAATACGAAAGCCTCTCAATGCTCCTCGTGTAACCGGAGGATGTTAAACGAACTCAAACAACTACTCAAAGATGCCACTACCTAAACCTAACAAAGGCGAGAACCGCTACCAATTCATGCACCGCTGTATTAACCACGTAATTACAAAGCGGGAGTTTCCCGACGCGGATCAACGCGTTGCAGTTTGTTCTGCCATTTGGAAAGAAGAAACGGGGCAATGAGCTACACCAAAGAAGAACGCGAAGAAATCGCGCACAACATCCGGGAGTTCATGAAGCAACCCAAGAAAGAGAAGTTCGAGGAGAAGCAATACTTCGACGCAATCGGACAAACTCCAGGACTCCGGATGCTGCACCGAAGAGAGTACAACATGACCCACTACGACCGCGAATGGCTCGAAACTATTGCACGAGATGTTGAAGGCCGTATATTGCACCCATGAGAAACGCACGTAAAGCCCTCCTCCACGCGAAGAATTTCCTCTTAATTACGGAGAACGCCGAAGTCGTGCGACTCCATACGGGGCCAGATCCCGCAACCCTCCTCTTAACTTTAGCCGTTCACAATGTCGAATTCAGACAAACCCTCGAAGCCGTTATTGTTCAAGCTCACGAAGCTCTCGGAGATTCGGGAGAACCCGAACAACCCGCGGACGATTAAAGAGGACAAGTTCGAGAAACTCGTTCGAAGCATCCAGACGTTTCCGGAAATGCTCGAAGCGCGACCCATAGTAGTAAACCCTGACGGGGTAATCATTGGAGGGAATATGAGGTACAAAGCGTGCAAAGCGGCAGGACTCACAGAAGCTCCCGTTTACTTCGCTACCTGGGGAGAAGCCAAAGAAAGAGAGTTCACCATCAAAGACAACACAAGCGCAGGAGAACACGACTTCGATATGCTCGCTAACGAATGGGACGCAACCGAACTAAACGAATGGGGTCTTAACGTATGGGATCCACAAGAAGAAGAGAAGGAAGAGAAAGAGGAGAAACCAAAATGCGAACTCTGCGGTAAGTAATGGAAGCGGTAAAATTAGACGGTTTAAACAGCCATAAAAAGGAAGCGATGCTTGAAGCATTGGAGAAGTCGTTGGGCATCGTATCAACGGCTTGCAAGATGGTCGGCGTATCTCGAGGCACTCACTACAACTGGCTAAAGGATGATCCCGAATACAAGAAGGCGGTGGACTCTATCCAAGACGGCGTTCTCGACTTCGCAGAAAGCCACCTTTACAAGCTCGTAAAGGAAGGCAACCCCGCCGCTACCATCTTCTTTCTAAAAACCAAAGGCAAGAAGCGCGGATATATCGAACGGCAGGAGATAGAGGTACAAGAGAAGAAGCCTTTAAGTTGGTTAGATGAAAGCTAAGAAACCAAGTCAACCCGGCGACTGGAGAACGCCCCGCGATTTCTACGAGAATCTAAACGCGGAGTTTAACTTTGACTTCGATCCGTGTCCGTTTCAACACGATATGACTTGGGACGGGTTGCAGGTGGAATGGGGAAAGAGCAACTTTGTAAACCCGCCGTATTCCCGCCCGCATTTGAAGAACTTTGTGTTGAAGGGAATCGAAGAAGCGAGCAAAGGGAAGGTGTGCGTTTTCTTAATTCCAGCCTCTACCGACACGAAACTATTTCACGACTATATTCTACCCTACTCCTCGGATATTCGTTTCGTGCGTGGTCGCCTAAAGTTCGAGGGCTACAATAACGAGGGCGAGTTTTGCAACGCTCCCGCGATGAAGGGAAGTATGGTTGTTGTTTTTGGATCTTGGCCGGAACCCGTCGATTGAAACTCCCCGCCACATATTACCACGTAAGGAACTCAAAGAAACGCATCCAAGTACACCAAGGCGGGACGCGATCCGGCAAGACGTACTCGATACTTCAAAGCCTCATCGAGCTTTGCCACAAGAACTCCGGCCTCGTAGTAACCATTTGCCGAAAGACATTCCCCGCCCTTCGTGCTACGGCCATGCGGGATTTCTTCGAGATACTCGAAAACGAGGACGCATACAACGTCGAGCTTCACAACAAATCGGAAGCCACCTACCAGCTATGGGGAAACCTCGTGGAGTTTATTTCGGTGGATCAACCGCAGAAGGTGCGAGGCCGAAAGCGTGACGTTCTCTTTATCAATGAAGCCAACGAGATCACGCTCGAAGACTGGCGGCAACTTATCCTAAGAACCACGGGGAGAATAATAGTAGACTTTAACCCCTCCGACGAATTCCACTGGCTTTACGACTTACCCAAACGCGATGACTGCGACTTCTTCAAGACCACGTACAAAGACAACCCCTTCTTACCGCAAAGTGTACTCCTGGAAATTGAACGCTTCAAAGAAGCCGACGAAAACTTCTGGAGGGTATACGGACTCGGAGAGCGAGGAACATCCCGAGCGACCATCTTCACCCATTGGAAAGAAATAGACCAGATACCAAATGAATTTAAACTCCTCAACATCGGGCTGGACTTCGGATATACGAACGACCCAACGGCAATCGTCAGAGTCTACACCGACGGCCACGGATTCGCAGTCGATGAACTCTGCTACGCGACGCGCCTCACTAATAGCAATATCGCACAAATGCTCCGAGATAATAACGTCGATAGATCGGATGTTGTTATATGTGACTCCGCTGAACCAAAGAGCATCGACGAGATACACGGTCACGGATTCAATACTCACGGAGCAAGAAAGGGACGCGATTCGGTTAGAAGCGGAATCCAGTTCCTCCATTCGCGCCCGCTACTTGTCACGGCTCGGAGTGTGAACCTCATCAAGGAGCTACGCAACTACAAATGGAAGGAGGATAAGAACGGCAAGCAACTCAATGAACCCGTTGACCAATTTAATCACGCTATCGACGCGATGCGGTACGCTATCACTTTCAACCAAACGAACCCCAACTTCGGTAGCTACGCTATCGGGTAGAAAAAAAGTTTCATTCGGAAAACCTTGTATATCAAGGGGTTGAGAAAAAAATGAGCAGAAAACGAAAGAAAAGTTTGGAAACTAAAAGAAAAGTTCCTTATCTTTGAGACATCAAACGAAACAAACGGAAAACATGAACCACCAACCACTCACCAAAGGACAAAGGATGCTTTTCAAAAATGGCGACGTGTACACAATCATCGGCACACGAGGCGAAGGTTACAACTTCCGCATGAATGACAGCCGATGTTTGGAATGGGAAAGAGTCGACATCATCCACGAATATTTGAACCTCGGTTACGCGAAAGCTATCTAAACTACCAAAACAACAGAAGCCCCTCCGGGGGCTTTTTTTTTGCCCTAACTTTCCGCACACGCAAACACGCAAAATTCACGCACGATTCACGCAACGTAAGGAAACCGAACAAAGCAAGTTATTTAAACGATGGAATTACGCCTCCCTCATAGATGGTCAGACCTCACCCTCGGAGAACTCCAAGTAATGATGACGAGCGAGAACCAACTCGAACGCATCTCAATTTGTACAGGGCAATCCGTAGAGAAGTTGCGGACGATGCCTCAGAAGCTCATAGAAGCCGCCACAGCGCATCTCGACCAACTACTTACCCAAGAGACCGCACGATTCGAGAAAGTCGTTGAGATGGACGGAAAACGCTTCGGATTCGTTCCCGATTGGGATGCGTTCACGGCGGGCGAAT